GGATGGCTTTTCCAGCCCCGTGACGGCGATTGGCGTTGCAACCGACCACCTGATAGCCGGGATGGTCTACCACGACTACCAGCCCAAGTTTGGCACCATGCAGTTGAGCATGGCGGCGACCTCCCCGATGTGGGCGAGGCGCGAGATCATCCATGCCCTTCTGTCGTACCCGTTCGACCAGCTTGGGTGTCAGAAAATTTGGACGGCCACGGCGCTGGAAAACGTCAAGGCGCTCAAGGTCAACGAACACGTCGGCTTCAAGCGTGAAGCCATCCTCGCACACCAATTCGGACGCAAGCGGCACGCGGTCATCATGCGCCTTCTGCGCCCCGACTACCTCAGACTGTATGGAGAATTACATGGGCAAGTCTAGCTCCCCCACGCCTCCCGATCCCAAGGCCACGGCAGCCGCGCAGGCATCGGCCAACAAGGACGCGGTGCGTGAGAGCGCGCTCGTTTCCCAAATCAATCAGGTGACGCCGTACGGCAACCTGACCTATTCGGGCTCCGTGGGCGGGCCGGATCGCACCGCGACACAGACCCTTGCGCCCGATCAGCAGACCATGCTGAACCAGTCCAACCAGGCCGGAATGCAGTTCGGCCAGATCGCCAACAACCAACTTGGGCAGGTGTCTGGTCAGCTTTCCAGCCCGTTCGACATCAACTCGTTGGGTCCGACGCCCACGGCTGATCCCCAGGCATGGCAGCGCAGTTATGACAGCATCATCCAGCGCAACCAGCCCCAGATGGACCAGCAGCGCGCCGCACTCGACACCCGCCTTGCCAACCAGGGGATCGACGTTGGTTCGGAGGCATACCGGAACTCCTACGACATCTTCAACCGGGGCCAGAACGATTTCGCCTTGGGCGCACAGGGGCAGGCCACGGGCCAGCAGCAGGCCGACTACGGGATGCAGGCCAACGCCTACCAGCAGGCCCTACAGAGCGCATTGACGGGCCGCCAGGTGCCGTTGAATGAACTCTCCGCGCTGATGTCCGGCCAGCAAGTCCAGCAGCCCAGCTACGTCAACCCCGGCCAGTACAACGTCGCCCCCGCCGGCATCATGGATGCGACCTATGCGAACTACAACGCGCAGCAGAACGCGGCGATCGCCGAGCAGCAGGGCCTCTACGGCCTGCTGGGTGCGGGCGCGCAGGCCGCAGCATACACCTACCCCGCGTGGTCCGAATGGTCCGACCGCAGGCTGAAACGCGACATCGTACGCATCGGTGAGGTTGACGGCATGGGCGTTTACACGTTCCGATATGTCTGGGACAACGTGCGTCGCATCGGCCTGATGGCTCAAGAGGTCATGCGGGTTCGGCCCCACGCGGTGTCTGAGATCAACGGATTCCTTGCCGTCAATTATGCGGAGGCGCTGGCATGACTACACTCGGCAGCAGGTACGTCCAGCTTCTACAGGGCCAGCCCGACCCCAACAACGGGACCATATACGGCGGCCTCGCGAGCGCCCTGCAGAAGGGCATGATGGGCTACGCCATGGGCCAGGACGAGAGGCTGGAGAAGGAAAAGCAGGGCCGGTTGACGCAGGCTTTGCAGATGTATTCCGGCTCGCCCGGCAACACCATCACCTGGAACCAGCAGCGCCCTGATGGCACTGGCGACCCGACCACGACCTATGGCGCGCAGGCCCCTGACCCAATGGGTGCTGCGCTCTCCCTCTCGGAGGTTTACCCCGAACTGTCGTTCAGCATGATGCAGGCCGAAATGGACCGCCAGCGCCAAGCGGAAGCGGCGAACAACGAACTGATGCAGGTGCCCAACCCCAACGGCGACGGCTCGCTCATCTTCGTTCGCAAGGGCGATGTCCAGCCGGGACAGACGGCTGAAAACGCGCCGCCATTCAATCCCGACATCCAATCTCTCATCGACGGCACCAACGAGCAGCAAGGATACTTCGGCCGTGACGGTAATTGGGTGTCGATGGGTGAAGGCCCGCGCTTTGCTCCCTCGCAGGCCCAGCCATACACTGATGCGGCCCAGGCTGCGGTTGACTTAGCGGCTGGTTTCATTACGCAGGAGCAGTACGAAGGGATTGTGAATACGCCGCCCCCCGCGACGTTTAAAGATGAAAACTCGCTGCGCGACGAATACACGAATCTGACCGAGAACTACCGCGAGGTTGCAACGGCCTATCAGAAGGTCGAGCAGGCGGCGCAAGCCGGAACCCCAGCGGGGGACATCTCGCTGGTCTTTGCCTTTATGAAGATGATTGACCCCGGCTCGACCGTCCGTGAGGGCGAAGCGGCCACGGTGGAGAACGCCCGCGCAATCCCTGATTGGATTCGCAACATATACAACCAGACCGTTGACGGCGTCACGCTCACGCCCGCGCAGAGGATGGACTTTCTCGGGCAGGCGCAGGGCATGTTCCAGGGCTACGAAGCGGGCTACCAGCAGACGCGCAGGGTTTACACTGGCCTTGCGGAGAACTACGGCCTCGACCCGAATAATGTCGTGCTGGATTACAGCTACACGCCCGAGGGCGTGCCCCCGCCCACGGTTGGAGACGTTTTCGACGGCCACAAATACATGGGCGGCGCTCCCGGCGATCCGAACAATTGGGAGAAGCAGTAATGGGCACCCTTGCGGACCGCCTCGTACAGCGCCCTGCACCGGGACCGCTCTCAAGCCGCCTGACTGCCGCACAGGCCCCGCAGGAGGCCGCAGAGGGCCCGTGGACGAAGTACCAGAACACGCCGCCCGCCGCGCCCTTGCCCGAGGGCCCGTGGACGAAGTACCAGATGAACGTGGACGATGTTCTCGACAAGGTTTCGGGTGCGCCCTCTGGCGTGCGGGAGGCCGTGGGCGCGGCGCAGACACCGAACGACAGGCTCGCCACGCTTCGGCGCTTCTATCCCGACGCGGAACCCCACGGCGTTGACAATTTCATCTTCTTTGACCCGGAAGTAGGCCGTCCGGTTCTCTACAACCCGCCGGGCTTTGATGTGGGCGACATTTCCAGCGTGGGTCGCGAACTCGCCGTAGGCACGGGCTCGGGCATTGGCGCGGGTGCAGGGTTCGTCCTGGCGTCTCCGACTGCCGCCGTGACTGGGCCTATCGGTCCGACTGGCGGAGCCATTCTCGGGTCGGGTCTTGGTGGCGGATGGGCGGGGGCGCTCTACGACATGCTGTCTGGGCCGCTCCTGGGGACGGTGGACACACGAGGCACGGGCGAGAAGGTTTTGCAGGCGGGCCTTGATGTTGTGGGCAACGCGGCTGGCGAGGGGCTTGGGCAGGCGGCTACGTCTGCGCTCCGGTCTGGCGTTTCGATGCTGCGCAATCGCTCGTTCGGTGGCGGCCTTGCCGACACGCTCCGGGGTTACGACGCTGCGGGCGTTACGCCCAACTCGGTCGGCGCACTGACCGGCAACCGCACGATGCAGTCGATTGAGCAGGGTCTTGCCAACTTCCCATCGTCCAGCGGGGTTATCGCGGACGCGGCAGAGCGACGCCTTGCCGACATCGAGCAGACAGTCACGGCGCTGGGCGGGCGCGCGCGGAGCCCCGCCACGACAGGAAGGCGCGTGGACCCTGCCGACTACCTGACGGGCGGCGAAGCGGTGAAGGCGGGCGGACAGCGGTTCATGTCCGAATTCGATGGGCGCGCGGAAACGCTCTACAAAGACCTTGGGGCGCGTTTGCCCAGCGGCCAGCCGATGCCGCTGCCCAACACCGCTGCGGCACTGACGGCCCCGGCGGACATGTTCAGCAATGCCCCTGCGTTGGGCCAAGCGCTCACCAATCCGAAGTTTGGGGAACTGGCGAATGCGCTGAACGAGGCGGGCGGGCGGCTGTCCTGGGATCAGGTGCAATACTGGCGTTCCTGGGTGGGGCGGCGACTGTCCGACCCCGTTGCCCACGCCGACATCCCCCGCGCCGAACTCGAAGCGGTATACGCGGGCCTCTCGCGCGACATGGAAACGTTTGCGAACGCCTCTGGTCCAGAGGCGGCGGCGGCGTTCCGACGCGCCAATGACTTCTATAAAACGGGCATGGACCGCATCAATGGCGCCTTGAGCGACATCCTCTCGCCCAACGCAACCGGCGAGTCGGTGTTCCGTCAGGTCCGGCAGCTTGCCTTGCGTGGCCGCGCATCCGAGGACATCACGAAGCTCTGGACGATCCGCTCTTCTATGCCCCCCGAGGCGTGGGACACCTACGTCTCGGCCATCATTGATTCGATGGGTCGCGCAAGGCCGGGGGCGGCGACGCCGGGCGAGGACTTCAGTGTCTCCACGTTCTTGACGGGGTGGAATGCGCTGTCTGATCCCGCTCGCAATGCGATGTTCAACGGCACCCGTTACGGCGGCCTGCGGGATGCGCTGGATAATCTCACCCGTGTGTTGGGCGCAGAGAGGGGCCTAGACCGCCTTGCCAACACTTCGGGCACGGCGCGCTCGATCCTTTCTGCCGTGTTCCTTTCGGGCATTGGCGGCGGCGCACTTGCCACCGGGGATCAGAACACGATCATGGGCACTGCCGGGGCGATCTTGGCCCCGCGTGTGACCGCAAAACTTATCACCAACCCGCGTTTCGTGCGGTGGCTTGCCGATGTCCCGGTGCAGCCCGGCCGAGGAGCGCGCGGCATGGTGGACGAGTTCGCGGGGTGGATGGGCAGGCTGGTTGCTATTGCCAAGGCGGAGCCCGCGATCTCCGAGGAGATTTATCAGCTCGTGCAGGCATCCCGACAGGCCACACAGCCCACACAACAAGGCCAACAGCCGCCGCAATGATGAGGGCGTAAATCAGCCCCGCCATTTCTGCCCAAAGCCCTCCGTAGATACAGACGAGGATGAGGGCGTACACCGCCAACGTGATCCGCAGCGGTCGGGTCAGGCTTGCTTTCAACTCTACCTCCAAGCGCCGCTATCAAGCGCCGCGTTGATTAAGGATGGCACAAATGGCCCGCAACGGATCCGGCACGTTTACGCGCATAGTCCCCGCTTACGTTTTTGACACCGTAATCAGCGAGACATCCGTCAACTCAGAGATGGATGATATCGCCACAGCCCTGACGGCTTCGCTGGCCAAGGACGGCCAGACAGTTCCTACGGCCAACCTCCCGATGGGTGGATACGGGCACACCGGCGTTCGGACCGGCACGGCGCGCACCGACTACGCCGCGCTGGGGCAGGTCCAGGACGGCAGCGCGAATTGGGTGGACGGCGGCGGCACGGCTGACGCCATCACGGCGACCTATGCGCCGGTCATCACGGCGCTGGTTGACGGGCAGCTGTGTTTCGTGCGGGCCACACTCGCCAACGCGACGACCACGCCGACGTTTTCGCCCAACGGCCTGACGGCACGAACCATCGTCAAAAGCGGCGGTGGGGCGCTGGTTGCGGGTGACATCGTGGGCGACGGCCATCAGCTTATCCTGCGCTATGATCTGGCGGGCACGCGGTGGGAACTGCTGAACCCGGCTGTGATCCGGGTGAGCGCGGCGAGCGACACGACCGCTGGTATCGTTGAACTCGCCACCACGGCAGAGACCACCACCGGAACGGACGCAACCCGCGCTGTCACTCCTGACGGCCTGCACGACATGACCTCGCTGGCCGGTGCTGCATGGTTCCTCGATGAAGATGGCATGGACAGCGACAGCGCAACCAAGGTTCCGTCGCAGCAGTCAGTCAAAGCGTACGTCAACACCGCGTCGTCACTGGTAACGGCAGGAACGCCCCTGGTCCTGAACCCGCTGGCCGCCAGCACGACTACGCAGGCCCACGGGCTGGGGGCCCAGCCGACGCTGATCGAACTTGAGATGGAATGCCTGACGACCGACAACGGATATGCAACCGGCGACAAGGTGAAGGTGGGGCCGCATGAACGGGCTGCGGCAGGCTCGACTGCCTGGTCTATCTACGCCAACACCACCAACGTGGTGCTGCTGTTCAACGGCACGACGCAGCCCAACATCGCCCACAAGAGTACTCGCGTAAACAACAACATTACCCTTGCCAACTGGAAGCTAACCGTCACCCCGTACCTGGTATCCTGAACATGACCTACCGAACATATTTTGACACGAACACGGGCGACTATCTCGGCGCCTACAGCGGCCCTGACAACGGCAACCCGTACAGCGGCCACCCTTCTGTTGACGGGCAGGTTGATGGCTATCATCGGCTGGTCAACGGCCTGCCTGTGCGCGAAGTCTCCGCGCCCAGCTATCGAGCCCAGCGCAAGGCCGCGTATCTCGATGAACTCGGCGCAACGCCCGGCGACTTCGTGGAGACCGTTGGCGATGTGCTGGACGATCTCATCCGCGAGGTGCGCGCCCTTGCCGCCGGCCCGGCAACGCTGGAGTTCGCGGCGCTGGCCGACAAGATCGACGACATCAAAGCGCGCTTCCCGAAGGTGTAGCCGCTACCACTAAAGGTTGCGTGTCAACAACTGTTCTGCTACAAGATGATGCGTCCCGACGAGGTGGCCAGACCCCGCAGGGACTGACCACAACACGACCTTCTAGGGGGCCGTGCCATGGCTGTCTCGGTGATAGCAGAGCTTTCTCAAGGCTGGCGACTGGAATCTCCCGATCCTTTTTTCACGAGGCAACCATGCGAGCGTTGATCCTCGCGGCGGTCCTATGGATCGGCGCTACTTCTGCTTGGGCAGACTGCACCCCCTTCTCAGAAATCGTTGACGACATGCAGGAACGCTTCCCCGAAGCGTACCTGCACTCCGGCCCCATCAAGGGGGAGGACGCGACGTATTACGTCTTCGCTGCGGATGGCCGCTCGACCATGCTGGTATTCGGTTTCGTCGATGGGTGTTTCGATGGCTATTTCGAGATCAGCAACTCCAAGCTCTTTGGGAGTGTGTCGTGAACGTCCGCAATCCTGACACCCTGATCGGCTGGACGGCTGCGGGATTCGGAACCGGCGGCCTGACCCTGCAATGGATGACCGACTTCGGCAGCCTTGCCCTGATCGCCATCAACCTCGTGCTGGCCTTGGGCGGTGGATACCTCCTGTTCCTGCGGATCATCAAGGCGCATCGGGACATCCGCAACGACCGAAGGGACGGTTGATGGGACAGCCCCGCGTTCCCGAAGTTGAGTTTATCAAGATGTTCGAGCGACTTGGCCCCAAGGATACCGCAGTTAGGCTCCAGACAAGCGTGCGGGAGGTTTACAGGCGACGCGCTCGCATCGAAGCGCGGATCGGCAGGCAACTGACTGCCCCCGGCAGCACCACGCGCTCGAATATCGAACACGCCGCCCGCCGACATCTGAACGTCCGCGACGGTGTGGTTCTTATCGCCTCCGACGCTCATTACTGGCCCGGCATCATCACCCCCGCCCATAGGGCCTTCGTCCACTTCGCCAAGACGCTGAAGCCCGCCGCAATCATCATGAACGGCGACGTGTTCGATGGTGCCAGCGTCTCCCGACACCCCTCTATCGGGTGGGAAGACAAACCCTCGGTCATCGATGAAATCGACGCCTGCGCCGATAGGCTGGGGGAGATCGAGAAGGCAGCCCCCAAGGCTGAGAAGTTCTGGACGCTGGGCAACCACGACGCCCGGTTCGAAAGTCGCCTCGCCAATGTCGCACCCGAGTATGCCCGCGTTCATGGCGTCCACCTGATGGACCATTTTCCGTATTGGAAGCCCTGCTGGTCGGTCTGGGTGAATGATGACGTGGTGGTCAAGCATCGCTGGAAGGGCGGCATTCACGCCGTGCACGGCAACACCGTCAACAGCGGGAAAAGTTTTGTCACCGGCCACCTGCACAGCCTGAAGGTTGCGCCGTGGACGGACTACAACGGGACGCGCTTTGGCGTGGACACCGGGACGCTTGCCGCGCCGTACGGCCCGCAGTTTCTTGACTATACCGAAGACAACCCCGTGGCGTGGAGATCGGGCTTTGCAGTCTTAACCTTCAAGAACGGGCGACTTATTTGGCCGGAAGTTGTTCACGTCATAGGCGATGACATGGTAGAATTCCGGGGTGACACAATAAGTGTTTGACCACGACAGCATCGCGGCTATTTATGCGGAAGCCGAACGTCTGACGCAGGAACCCGGCATCCCGCATGGTACCCCGGATTTATCGACATGTCGGGGTACGCGGACATGATTTTCGCGCACATGACATGCGGGACGATCACGTGAAGCGCGACGACTGCCTTGCCCGCGCTGCCAACCTGATCTCACACGACCGCCACGACGCCTATGGCGATTGGGAGCAGAACGCCGACTGCCTCTCCGGTCTGTGGAGCGCGTATCTGGGCCACGAGGTCAAGCCCCGCGACATCGGCCCCATGCTTGCGCTCTTGAAGATCATGCGCCTGCGGCTGGCCGGTGGGCACCAGGATTCCAGCGTTGACGCCTGCGGGTATCTTGCCCTCGGAGCCGAACTCGATGACCAGAACGATTAACGCCGACGCCCTCGCGCTCCTGAAGGCGTGGGAGGGTTTGAGGCTCACAGCCTATCAAGATACCGGCGGCGTCTGGACTATAGGTTTTGGGCATGTCGGCGGGGATGTCCGTGAGGGCTTCACTGTCACCGAGGAAGAGGCCGAGCGTCTGTTCCGCAAAGACCTCGGATGGGCGACCGCCTGCGTGGACCAGCGTGTCACCGTGCCCCTCACCGACGGCCAGTTCGGCGCGCTCGTGTCGTTCGTCTACAACATCGGCGAGACGCAGTTCCTTACGTCCACCCTGCTGCGCAAGCTGAACGCTGGCGACTACGCTGCGGTTCCATCCCAACTCGCACGGTGGAACAAGGACAACGGCCAGGTCATCCCCGGCCTCGTGAACCGTCGCGCCGCCGAGGCTGGACTGTGGGCCAAGGGCTCGTTCGTGACCTCGGCAGGCCCGACCACGGCACAGCCTCAGACCCCGCCTGCCATTACCAAAGAGACGGTATCCTGGGCCGCCACCATTATTGCTTCGCTGGGTGCTGCCATGTCCGGTTCGGGCCCGGTGCAGTGGGCATTCGGCGTGGTGATCGTTGGGGCGGCACTGGTCGGCGGCTTCCTGTTCCTCCGGCATCGTGTGCCGTCGTGATCGCGTTCCTTGGCCGTCTGCTGGCCCCTGTGGCGCTGAAGCTGCTGGCCTGGGGTGCGCTTGCCCTCACGGTCCTTTCGGCCATCGGTGGGGCCATTCTGATGATCCGCCGGGATGCGGTATCGGGCCACAAGGCCAAGCAGGCCGAACAGACCATTGAGAGGGTCGAAGATGTCCGCAAGGTGGAAGATATCGTTGCTCGGATGCCTGCTCATAGGGTCGATGACGAGTTGTCAAAGTGGCGTAGGGACTGACTCTGCGTGTCTCAGCTTCAAGCCCATCCGGCCCTCGTCGGCTGACGTTCTGACCGAGGGCACCGCCCGGCAGGTTCTAGAACACAACCTTACCGGCGCGGCGCTCTGCGACTGGCAGCCGTGATCATCCTCAAGGTCGTTTGGCTGGACGCCCAACATTCCGCCGGGGAGTGGGTAACACTCGACGCCATGAAGGGTCCGTTGCCCGAGATCACGTCAGCCGGGCTGCTGGTACACGAGGACCGCGCCAAAATTGTCTTGGCGGCAGCGTGGGACGGCCACCACGCATCGGGGGAGGTAACCATCCCAAAGTCAGCCATCGTCAGGCGCCGCGTCCTTCGTTAGCTCCCGAAACGCTGCGCGCTCGTACCGCAGACGGTCT